GCTTCAGATACAAATATAGTTATGAAAACATATAATGACTATGTAAATACTACTAAAGGATTATTAGGTATAACTGAAGCGAAAATAAATACAGAAAAAGCTAAACAAGCTCAAGATTTGACAGCTGCGAATGCTAATATAGCTAGAACTAATCTATATAAAGTACAAACAAATAATGAGGGAGTAAAAGCTAATTTATTTAAAGCCGAAACTGATTTTTATAATGCTAAAACTGCATCAGCTAAAATTAGTGCACTTAATACTTTAACAGAGAATGCTATTAAACAATATAACTTAGATAATAAGAAAGCTATTAATAATGTAGAAACTAATATAAATAATTACTCTAATATAGCTTTAAGTGCAAATAAAATAGATCCTAAAGATTTAGCTGCTATGAAAATCTATAGTGATAATGTAGGTAATAAGCTAATAACGACTAAGGAACATAATAATTTAGATGCTGCTACTAATATGGTAGTTAATGGTGGTAAATTACTTAATTACTTAAATAGCTCTAAAATAGATATGAATGCTATAAGTAATATTAAGTCTTTATACCATAAATACTTTAGTGCTTCAAAAGATGAAAAAGATAATATAAGAAAAATATGGAGAGTAGAAGCTGAAAAAGGTAACTTGATGGCACAATACTTGCTAGATATGTCTGGCCAAGCTGTAACTGATAATGAATTTAAAAGAACTACAAATTATGCATTTGGTACTGATTGGCAAAATATAGATTCTATTAAAACACATTTTAAATCATTTTTGGAAGCAGAAAAACAAAAAGCTATAACTGATTTACAAAGAGTGGCTAAAAAAGACCCTTATACTGCTTATACCTATAGACTACAATTAGGTGATATAGGTAATAATCACCAAACTAATCAACCTACTAATAAGCCATCTTTAAATAGTTTTTGGAAAGGTGAATAATGAAAACTGATGTGCAAAGCCTAAAAAATAGCTTTAAGGTAAGCTATAATGTTTATAGAGATAGTATAAATGAAGCAGAAGAGGTTATTAATCTATATCATAATAGACAATATACACCAGAGCAAAAAGCTATTTTGACCCAAAGAGGACAACCAAAAGAAACTTTTAATGTTATAAAATTATTCGCTAGGCTTCTTTTAGGTTACTATTCAAATGTGGTAAATGAAATAGAAATTGAACCTTTAAATATACAAGATATTAATTCTGCATCTGTTCTTAATGATGTAGTTAAATATATATTTAAAGATAATCAAATGGACACTATAGGAGATGAAATAAAACTAGATGGTATTTTAACTGGTATTTTTGCTAGCTATATTTATGCAGAAGATATAGAAGATAAAGATGAGTTTGGAAGACCTATAAGAAAAGTTAAGATTGAATATGTACCTAGTTTGGAATTATTATTAGACCCAATGAGCAGAGCACCAGATTATTCTGATGCTAGATTTATACATAGATATAAATGGGTAAGTAAAGATCAAATAACTAATATGTATGGTAGTGAAAAAGTTAAAGAATTAGAAGCTTATTTTAATTATCTTAATATTCAGCAGGCTGACTTTGAGTATAAATATGGAGAGAGATTTGTAGGAAACTTTAAGCAACTAGATAACTATTTAATAGTTCAATCTATAGTTATAGATGATGAAGGTAAAACTTGGGAGATTATTTGGTGTGATGAAGTTATATTAAGTAAAACAGAAGTTACTTATAGAGAAGTTAGATTTCCATATAGAATACATAAACTAAATGTATCTAATAAGGCAGAGTTTTATGGTGTATTTAGAGAAATAGTTGAGAGTCAAAAAGCTATTAATCAAGCATTAGTTAAAATACAATTAATGGTAAATACACAGAAAGCATTTGTGCAAAATGGAGCTGTAGATAACTTAGCTGAATTTACTGATCAATTCAATAGAGTTAATGCTATTATTCCAGTAAATGAATTAGCTGGTATAAGAATAGAAAATCTAAATGCTGATATAGCTCAACAATATACTATTATAGATAGAGCGCTAGACAGAATACAAAGAATATTAGGTATTAATGATAGCTTCTTAGGAATGGCCTATGCTAGTGATAGTGGTGCTAAAGTTAAACTACAGCAAGGTGCTACTATTATGTCTTTAAGATATATAACTCAGAGAATAGAACAGTTTTATAGAATGTTAGGTTGGGATATAGTTAAACTAGTTAAACAATATTATAATCAACACCAAATACTAAGAGTTACAGATGAAATCACTGGTGCTAAATGGGTAGAAATTAATAAACCATTAATGCAGTGGACTGGTCAGATGGATCAAAATGGACAGCCTATTATGAAACCAGTATTAGAACCTGTAGTGGATCCAGCTACTAGAAAAGTGATGAAAGATAAATGGGGTAATATTATAGTAGCCCCGGTACCAACTAAAGATACTGATATACAATTTGCTAGAGTTAATATAAATGTAACAGCCGTAGCTCATAATGATGAAGATGAGAAGAATATGATGTTAATGCAAAATGTATTGCAAGGACCATCAGGGCAATTATTAGCACAGGTTAATCCAGCAGCATATTTTAAAATTACAGCATTAGGCATTCAATCTATGAAAACTAAATATAGTCCAGAAATTAGTGATATATTTATGCAAACAGCTCAAATGTTAGCTTCACAGCAACAGATGCAAGCACAAGCTCAACAAGCTAATGTACCAGCTAATAATATGACAACACCAATACAACCGAAAGGACAATAAAATGGCATTTGATGTTCAAGGAGCTTTAAAAGCTGGATATAGTTTAGACGATATAGCACACCACGTAGGTTTTAATATAGAAGGTGCAAGAAAAGCTGGCTATTCTGACCAACAAATAGAACAATTTTTAGCTAATAGTAAGCCGCCTAGTGAAACTAATCAAACACAAGCTAATATGATTAGTTTACCTGATGATAGTAATTTCCAACATATAGATACACAAGGTATAGATGGACAACAAATTAATATGGATACTACTCAAACTATGACTCCGCAACAGTTGGAAGTATCTAAAGAAAATAGTTCTAATCATAGTTTTGCACAAGATACTTTACATGCAGCTAAGCAAGAATTTTATGGTGCTATGAATACTTTAGCTGGTCTCTATGGATCAGCTTCAGATGTATTTGGTAGTATTCCAGTACTTAAAGATACTGGTATAGTTCAAGATTGGCAACAAGCAGCTAAAGATGCTAGTGAATTTTGGAAATACCAAGCTGAATTAGATAATAAAAAAGAAGGTTATGGAAAAACTAGTGATAGCTTTATATCACCTTACAATATAGGTTCTATGATACCTATGTTATTAGTACCAGAAGCTAGAATTAGTAGAGGGGCAGTTATAGCTATGAATGGAGTATGGGCAGCAGCAATGACTAAAGGAGAAGAACCAGATGCCTCATTGATGAAACAAACAGTTGACGGGCTATTAGGTGCGGCTTTAACAGGTGTAGGTTATAAAATAGGTGATTATTTATTACCTTCATATGCACAGAAAGCGTCTAAAGCACTACAAGAAAAACTAAATATTAGTGATGAAGAAAAAGCTAAAATAGTTAAACAATATAGAGAAGTAATGCAGGACCAGCCAACAATTAAAGATAAATTAGGTGAAAAATTATTAAATAAAACTGATGAAGCTAATCCTAATGAAGAAGTTAAAGCTATGCTATATTGGGCAGGTAAAAATAGATTTGGTATAGGAACTAAAATATTAGCACAAATATCTAATGACCATCCTGATGTAGCTATAAATATGGAAAAAGATATAATAGCTAGGAAAAACTTATTGAAATCTATGGCAGACCATAAATATGATAATTTAGAAGATATGGCTACAGATTTAAAACATATAGAAACTAATATTAAGCAAGATTATACAAATATAAAAACTAGATTAAATAGTCAGAAAATTTCTATAAATCCAGAAACTACTAATGCTGTAAATGATGTGTTAGATATTCCAGATGACTTAGTTTCTACTTTAAGTGATAACTTAAGAGGTGATATGGCTATCTTAAAAACTAATTTAGGTAAACCAGCAGATGAGGTTACTAATGGAGATTTAATAGAAGCCTATAAATCTGTTAATAATTTACTTAATTCTAAATCAGCTATGAAAACTGCTAAAGGTTTTAAATTAAATCAGGTAAAAACTATGATAGACCAAGAATTAAAGAAAAATCTAACTACAGAAGACTATAATTTATGGAAACAAATTAATAGTAACTATGCAACTATGATGAAAGTTAAAACTAGTAAAATAGGTGAGCTAGTAAATAGTATTATAGGTAATACTAAAAATGGACAATCTATGACCACTAATGCTATATTAGCTAAATTTCCTACATTAGTTGAAAGTCCTGAAACATTTAGAGCTATTAGAGATTTATTAGGTTCAGAGAAAGCAGCTAAATTTGAGAACTTTATGATAGATAAAATATTAGATAGCGATGATGGGTTTAACTGGGTTAGACTTAATAACATGGTAGGTAAAAAAGGTTTTATAACTCCTGAAGGTCAACAACTTCAGCAATTAATAGAAAAATTTGCAGATAGTTTTAAAGTAGATAATTTATATACAGCAGAATTAAAAAGACTACAACCTGAAGAAGGTAGTAAAACTATGCTAGATGATGCTTTAAAAGCTATAGGTGTTAAATGGTTAATTAGATCAGTAGCTAAAAAACTACCGACTCAAAGTGCTAAAGAAGCTAGGATGATCGATAGAATAACTAAAGTACTTAAAAATCCAGCACAAGTAAGAAATATAAATAGAGCAATGGATGATATGGCAGTTACTGGAAAGCAAAGGATATTACAACAAGCTTTTAAGTCATTAGAATATAAGCCAGATATAACTACTGAAATAAAGGATTCAGCTAAGTATTATACTAGCCCAGATGGTATAACTATAAAGCAAGGATTTAACACCAGAAATAGATTAAATAATGCTATGGTAGAGAAATATATGAATCCTAATTTTAAGAATAGCTTAAATTCAGCTAAGACTTCAGATGAGCTAAGTAAAATGTTAATGGAAAGAGCTAAAATAATTTCTAAACATACAGGTTTAGATACTGATGAAATATATACTATAATGTTAAATAGTTTAGGAAAGGATTGTAAATGAGTTTTTGTAATATAATAAATAAACTGCTAAGTCCATTATTTAAGCAGAATGAAAAGCATACTTTTACGCAATTGGGTGAAAATGTGGGCAATGTAACTGAGAACCAATTATATAAAGCTGCTAGAGTATTTAATGAAAGTGATAATCCAAAAGTAAATGAACTTGGTATGCATTTATTAGATGCTACTGATCCATTTACTGGAGAAGTTGATAGCTATAAAGTTAGATCACTTTTAGATTTATATAGAGAACATTTTATTGATAAAGAAGCTTCAGATAACTTAGTTAAAGATATAAATTCTAAGGTAGAAGAAGTATTTAATAAAAGTGGTGTAGTTAATAGTATTAGTACTAAATTACATCCTTATGATGATAATTCTATAATTTCTACTATAGAATTTAAAGATGGCAATAAAGCTAATTTTACACTAGATGCAAATAAGAAATTAATTACTGCATATACTGGTGATTTACCTAATAGTAGTAGTTTAGGTTCTAAATTCTATAAGTCTTTATTTGATTTAGCTAAACAGACTAAATATAAATATCAACCAGATGAAGTTTTAACAGATATAAATACTATTAAATTACCTCTTAATGTTTATAAATATTGGAAAGAAACTAAATATATGCCTTTAAAAGGTGGTAAAACTAAATTAAAAATTTTATTTAAAGAAGCTATAGATATGGTAGAAGGTAGATTAAATATATCTAAACAATATAGAATAGGAAAGAAATTAGCTAATTTAAGTGATAAAGAAATAGAAGAATTAGCACCTAAAACAGGTGCAGACCCTTATCTAAGACTTAATTCAACTCTAAAAGTATTAAGAGATGTAGCTAGAAAGCTAAGTGAAGGAAAACCTTTAAGTGCTATAATTTCTATGTCGGCATTAGATGCTGCTATTAAAGAATTAGATAATTTTAAAGAAGATAATTCTCAACATAAGTAGAATTATTAAAATCATTCTTTTTAGTTACTGTATTATATACTTGTTCACTAATAGCTTTCTTAACTAATAAATGGTGAACTATATTAGTTTTACCCCCATTCATATTTATAATCCTTTCTCTTCTTTGAATAAATTTAGCACCAGAATAGTCTGAACTATAAATAATAAAAGTATCTAGATGGCTTAAATCTACACCTTCAGCATGCGCATTTGAACTATAAACTTCACATTCTGGTAGTTCACTTTTAAGTAACTCTTGCTCACCTTTAAAATGGCACATAATACCTACTTTCTTACTTAGATCAAAATTTTTCTTAATATAGTCTATTTTAGCTCTATGCAAAACTATAGTTTTACTATCTAATTTTAGTGTTCCACCTTCTATTTGATGTAAAGCTAATCTCAATTTCATAGTGGTATCTGCTATAAATTGTTCTCCTTTTATGTCTATTACTCGTTCTTTTTGAAGTTCATTATAAATAGCTTTAATATTTTTAGGCAAATCTATATAATGAACTTCGTCAATAGCCTGCACTTCTTTATCTATCCCTGCATCTTCTTGTGTCATATAGATAGTAAATTTATTTATTACTGGTAATAGCTTATCTAATTTAGCTTCTTTATATTGTTTAATTTCTCTACCACTAACAAATATACTTTTAGGAATGCCATATTCTCTAAAGAAGTCATAGAAATTTTTAAATTGTTTAAATGGATTATACTTAGATATAAACATTTGATGATAAATACTTAATGGACTTTCAACTATAGCAGTCCCACTTAAATGTATATGTGGTAAATTCCAACATAGCTTTCTAATTTCTTGTGTTCTTTTAGAGGGTTTAGGTAATGCTCCTAAATTATGGCTTTCGTCTATAATAACTAAATCATAAATAGGTTTTAACTTAGACACTTGCTCATAGTTAGTTACTGTATAAGTATGCTTTAAATTATTACCATCTATAAATTTAAGCCAACCACTTATAGCATTCTTTTTAGTTAAAACTAATACATTATTTATTTTATCACTTAACTCACAAGTTAAAATAGCAGTATAAGTTTTACCACTTCTAGGCTTTCCAGCTATATATCCATAGCCATATTGCTTTAGTTTTTCATATAATAATTTTGAATATTTTATTTGATGATTATATGGTCTTATTTGCTCCATAGGCGTCCTTTATCGAGTTTTATTTTTAAATAGATATAATTATATATCTATTTAAAAATAAATCAAAAGGGTTATAACCCTTTTGATTCTTGTGCTATCTCAATTATAAATTCTTGCACATTTTTAATTAATTTCTCTTTGGCTTCTTTAAATTCATTCTCATTGCAGTTAACTACAAATCTCATCTCTGGTATAGTAATAATAACTGTAGCTTCATTATTCATTTTAAATTGTTCTTGGTCTTCTTTTGAGTGATGAATTTCTTCCATTCTTAAATATTTCATATTAATCCTTTTATATCATCTAATGATTTTGCAACTATAGCTTTTCCACCAGCAGCTTCTATTGCTGTTAGATTATATTTTTGTAATCTACTAACATTATTTATAGTTTTAGGTGTTTTAACTTCTATAGCTACAAATTTACCTTCTATACAGGCTAAAATATCAGGAACTCCTGATTTAGTAGCTGATACAACTTTAACTACATAAGCACCATTAGTTTCTAGATACTTAATTATCTTTCTTTGTATATCTTGTTCTTTCATTAGTCTTCCTTAGTTTTATCAGTTCTAATTCTAACAAAAGTTGGTTGAATATAAGTATCTAAAATTTGCTCGTATTCAATTTCAATTATTTTACCCACATAATAACTCTCCTCAACTTCTCTTTGCCAATCTTGTAGTCCACTGCCAACTTTAACTATAATACCATTGCTATCTTTTAAAACTAAACTGCCTATTTTACCTTCATATTTACCTTCGCCATCTTCTATTCCTATACATAATAAATCGGCCGTTGGTCTTCTTTTTAGTTTAATGGCATTATTTACTCTTTTACCTGGTAAATATACGTGATTAGGATTTTTTAGATATAAACCTTCCCAACCTTTATTACATAGTTTATTAGCTAATTTATTAGCTTCAGGTAAAGTCATTTCTTTAAAATCTACTACTTCTAACTCATTAGGCAAATTTAATGTTTTTAGAGTAGCTAATCTTTCACTAAATGGAATATTTTCTAAGATAATATCAAATACTTTAAATTTATTGTTTCCACAGACACTTGATAAACCTTTTTTAAAATTAGTTCTCCAAGTAGTTAAAATACCA